GTATTCCGTATTGGGGTTATAATATGTATATACAATGATAAAGGAGAATAAAATGACAAACCTAGACAACCTTAAACAAGAAAGAACTAAATACATAAAAGCATATAGAAATTGCAGACCTCTTAGCAATCAATCAAATGAAGAATTTTTAGCAATGCAAAAAGAGTTTGGTAGAAAGTATAAAGAACTAGACAAACAGATAAAAAAAATTCAGAGAAAAGAGAGTAGCAAATAATGTATAAAGTAACAAATGAAATAGAAAAACAATTACAAGACAAGAATATTGAGTTTGCAGTTGGCAGTCTTCTAAGAACTAATAAACATTACAGTCCTGAAATTGTCCAAGAAGTTTTTAATCTGACAAAGAAACAAGCTGAACAATGTATCAACCTAGCTTTTGAAATAAAAGTATTAAATGATTTAACAGGTGGTCAATATGAGTAAAGGAATAGGAAGTGGAGCTAAAAAAGATTATGTAGTTAGAACCTATAAAGGTTTTAACTACTCTTATGTTTGGCATAACAATAAAAAACAACAAGGTGGTGGTTCAATGGTTTATGTAATTGATGTGCCAACAGATATAAGTAGAAACAATAAGCTATATCAAGATAGTTACATGGCTAGAAGTTTATTTCATCATTTTAGATATGTAAAAGATATGAAAGAAGTTATAGACAGATTTATTAGAAATTATCCTTATTATGCAAGGGTTTAGTATTAACTCATGTCACGTTCATCAGCATAGACAATCACACATCTACAGTTGATGACATTTGCAACTCCACCTCTAGGGTCTCCTGCATATTCCATTGACATTCCATTTACAATAAAATCTTCATCCATATCTACGATTTGACCATTTGCAGAAGCATGGAATGGCCTAGTTCTTGCATCATTTGTTGCTACCCATTTCTTCATCATCTTAATTCCTGTGTCATCTTTTAATTTTCTATGATAAGAATGATTGGCAAAAGAAGAAGCATTGTGGGTTTCTGTTCTTGCAATAAGAGAAGCTCTTGACCTACTGATTGGTAAAAATTTGCTTGATACAAGTTTTGCAATTTCAGGCAACGTAAGATTGTCTGCCCTTCCTTGTTCTATTAATCTGCTGATTCTAGTTGATAGCTTTGCTGTTATTCCTGTCAGGACTAATTGTCTTGTATTAAAGTAATTTTCTACTAAGGCTTCAAAATCTGTGCTTCTTCCAAATACTAATGCTTCTTGTTTTTGATTGTTAAAATATTTGTCTTCGTTGGCTTTGTAAACTACCTGAAATATTCTTCTGTAATGAACAAGGATTACAGGCATAAATTCTTCATTTAAGTTTCTGTTTGCTACGCTTTCTTCAAAAATACCAAATTCTCTGTAAAGATGAAGCTGAACATTTACAAATTTTCTAAATAAAGTATTTAGTCTTTTAGATAATCTTCTTTCTAATTTAGTTCTTAATGCTAGTTGTCTTCTAGTTTCTGCTCTATCGTTTATTCGTCTCTGTCTAAAAGAATGAAATCTTTTTTGTTGGAGTCTCATGTTTTGCTAGATAATGGATGTCCTTTAGGAAATAAATCAGTATCATGCTTACCACCTCTAAATTTGCCTGATGATAAAGCTCTTAGAAAACTATTAACACGAGCATATGCCCATTGGTCAGGTGAATTAACACTTGGTCTAACAGAAGCAGGATTTGTTCTGTAAGCACCAACTCCACGTCTAAATACAGCTTCTAACATTCTTAAAGTAACTCTTTTAGTTTTGCTGTTTCCATATTTCTCATTATGGTCTTTCACTTTACCTTCTAACGCTTCTTTAACTTTTCCTGATAAAGCCTTTTCATCTTCTTTGACATCTAAATGATTTTGTAAAGCAAATTCTTTGTCTTCTTCTGTAATGATTTGTTGACGCTTTCTTTTTGCCCAAGAAAAGCCTGAATCTCCACCCCAAAGCAACCACGCAATCTTTCCTGCACTTGGATATCCTTCTTCACCTTGTCTAAAACCTACTGCTTCTTTGTCTACTTCATGTCTGCTAAAAAAGCTAAACATTCTTTTTACTGTTGAGATTGACAATCTTTCTCTAGCTACCAATTGATTTGCACGAGCAACACCGACAGCAGTGCCACCCCTATTGAACTTTTTTCTAAGTTCAAGCCCTCTCTCAGCTTCTTCTGCCATTTGCTTGGTAGGAATTGTGTCTATATCTGCTAACGCTTTTTCTTCTTGTAAAAAGAAATCAATTTCTTTATCTATTTCGTCTTCTTCAAAATCTTCTAAATCATTTTCATTTAATGGATTTTTTGGTTGTTCTACTGGTTCGTCACTAATTGGAAACAAGTTAGCTGAAACATAAAGTTCATCAGCACCTTCTTTTGGTTCTAAACCTAGCTTTTCTCTAGCTTCATTTCTTGACATAATTCCAACATTTACTGCACCAATCACATTCTCGTAAATTCTTCTTCTTCTTTCTGACAAGGCAGGAATGTTATCTATATCAAATTCTAATGTAAGCCTTTCATCAAACAATGGCACTAACCATTCGTTTAGGTCAGAAGATATTTTTCTTAGATGTGGAATAATTGTTTCTTCGTATAATGCAAGTCTTGCTTCTGCAACATTAGAATAAGTTTGAGAATCAGGAACTCCAACTAATTGACTTGGGACTCCAAAACATAAAGCTATATCTGTTGCTGACATATTTTTTAGGCTAATAAAGTCCATATCTTTTGGAGATAGACCCATTTCTTTCCAATCAAAGTCACCTTCTAGCAACATAGGTCTACCTGCATTAGCAGTTCCACTAAATCTGTTATTCAAGTCTGTCAATAATTGTTGTCTTTGTGATTCAGTAAGATTTACATTAAAACCTGCATCATCTTTTGGTTTAAAGATAACTGCACCACTTGGTCTAGCACCATTATCAAGCAAATTCACATTATGCTTACTTGCCATATTAAACTGGTCTACTTCTACAGCACCTGCACTCAATGGTGATAATCCATAATAATCATCTAATGGATGCCATAGTTTAATGTGTTTTAAATCACTAAAGCCGTTTTCTTGGTCAACCAAGTATGATTCTTGAACTCTGCCATTAAGCATATAATCATATTTTTCAGGTATTGGATTACCTTTTCCTTTAACTTGTATCCTGTCAGGTCTAAGCAGATGTAATTCTTTTGGTGTTCCTCTTTCACCACCAAGTTTCAAGACGTAAGCATTACCACTCAATAACACATATCCAAATAAGCTACCAAAAAACTCTGAATAGCTTTGTAAAGGATTTGGTCTATTTAGAAGACTTATCAAAGGATGATTGTCTATTATTTGGTCTCCTGCTTTAATTATGAAAGGTACAGCAGAAGCACCTTTTGCTATTTCATTTACACATCTATAAACAATTGCATTTTTAAGATAGCCTTCGTCAGCTAAATCTTGATAACTGTATTTCTTTTTATCGTAGGTTCCAACACCAAAATATCCCATCATGTTTGATGCTTTGGTTTCTTCTACGTTATCACCAAACAATCTTTGAAAAAAGTTCTTTTGTTGTGCCATTATGATATTCTCCAATTAACTTGCCCACTAGACTTACTTAACTCGGTCAATCCCCATACTAAAGCATCTAGTCGGTCAGGTGAAGTATTTGTTTCTCCTGTATAACTGCACATTTGCGTTTCTAACTCAGAATACATACCAATATGATGCACTCGTCTTTGTTCATACAAAGCTGATACTGGCTCGGCTCTAATTATTTTACCTCTTGTTGCTCTTACACTTCTGTATGCAACATTTGGGTCAATATTTCTGAGCAATCTCTCCACCAAATCACCACCATTATTTACTTCTGCAACTATTCTATCTGCATTCCAATCATAGAATGCATTAATTACAATTTTTGCCCATTTATCAGGACTGTATCTTCCTGATAAATCGTCTAAGACATAATATTCATTATTATAATCTTTTCCAACTACTATAATACCAGTTTCATCACTATTGTCACCTGAAGTTACAGCAGGGTCTACTGCAACGATAATTTGTTGTAAATCTTTTTCTGTATCTTCTGATAACCTTGCTTCTTCTATTAAGTCGTAAGTCCACAAAGCACCTTCAAAGTTTTCTATGATTTCAGCATATAACTCTTGTCTACCAAGATTAGTTCCTTCATATCTTTCCTTTAGCATTTTTAGAGCAGACTCTGCTAGGTTTTCTTCATTCTCAAAAGTAGAACCATTGGTCACATGAACATCCTCTCTGTTTACTAAATCTTTAATTAGCTTATTGGGTTTTGGCGTTGTAGTGATTACACATTGTGGATTTTCTCCTAACCTTAAACCAAACATTAATTGGTCAAAAGCATCAGGATATCTCCATGAAGCTACTTCGTCACACCAAGCTCTGTGGAACTGCGGTCCGCGAAGTCTATCAGGTTCTACAGAAGCATAACCAGTAATTTTAGAACCATTGAATAATCTTATTTCACTTAAACTTGAAGAATAACCTTTTTGGTCAGGAGACTTCAGATAACATTCTTTTGGAATGATACTTAGTAAACCACTGTTACCACCAAAACATACCCTTCTTAAATCTCCATGAGTAGGTGCAACGACAGCACAGTTCACGTTATTATTTCTTAAAGCATACAAAGCTATATCTTCTGCACCTGTTCTAGTTTTACCCCATCCACGTCCTGCTAGGATTAACCATATTAGATAATCTTCTACAGGTTCAGGAGCTAGTTGTTTTTTACGAGATAGTTCTAGCCACTCAGTGTAGTGATTCGCTGTCGCTGTTAAGGCGTTCTGTTTTAACAGTGTCCAGTAGTTCCATGATTCTGTTAAATGCTTCTGCTTCTTTAATAGTTGATTGGACATTTATATTCTCAGTTATTTCTCCCATTGAAATCTTAGCCAACTTCTGACAAGCCAAGAGTGAATTTGTTAATGCTAATATCTGTGTTGGTGGTAATGGATTATTTTTGTCATTCATTGCATCTTCATTCAGTTGCAAGTAATAAGTGATTTGGTCTATAACTTCATTTGCTTTAGTCATAAACTTATCGTCAAATCTTACTGACTCTCTTGCCAACATTTTTTGTCTCTCTGCATTTATTTTGTCTTGTAGCTCTATGTTGAATTGTTCTCTAAGTGCTTTCCAACCTTCTGCTTGTGATGCTCTATAAATTGTTGCAGGTGCCACGTTATACTTTTTGATTAAATCTTCTATTGAATATTGCTGTCTCTCACCTGTTTCAAGCTCTATACCCTGCACAAACTCTGTCCTCAACTGAACTTTGAGTTCTTCTGTTAATTTAGTTCTTGTGGATTTTTTACTCATAATCTATCAAATATTATCACAAAATAATCCATTTCGTAAAATCTTCCTAAAATTAATAATTCCATTTTGGATTGAAATATGTTATAATGGGTATGTGACAAAATATTTTATAAAATGAAAAGGAGTATAAAATGAAAAATAAAAAGCAACTTTGGTGGGTTTTTCTTGATGGATACAGAATTGTAGAAACTAAGTCCATTGGATATAAATGGGTAAGATATCGCATTAGATATTGGGGTAACAATCCTAGTCGTTATAAAAGGATAAAAAAGTCTACTTGGGATAAAGCTCTTATCTGTTCACTAGAGACATTGCAACAAAGAAAGGTTGCATAATGAGGGATGCACAAAGACAGAAAGTCTATGACTGGGAAGATTCTCAGTCATGGATGGTTAAGGACAGTTACTTATCACAGAAACAATGTGAAGATGTTGTAAAGCGACTGAATAAAATATTTAAACGTAGGGTTC